GGTTGGAAGGAGCGGTCGGATGGCAGTCAGACAGTCAGTCGAGAGATGTTTGTAATACCCCTGATTAAAGCTGTTCAAGAACTATCCGCTGAAATCGATGAACTGAAGAAATGGAAAGAGGAGCATACCCGTGGCTGAAAATGAAGCCAACGTCATTAGTATTGATGGCAACGAATACGATCCGTCCGATTTGACGGACCAACAAAAATACTGGATCGCGCAGGTGCGCGACCTTCAACAGAAGCGTCAAGCGGCCCAGTTCCAACTCGATCAGATCTCGGTCGCGGCCGAATCGTTCATGAACTCGTTAATTCGGAGCCTGTCTGATGAAACCGAAGAGCCAAAGGAGATGTTAAATGGCTGATGAACCTACTGCCGAAGAAATTGCTGCCCACTTTTCCGCGATGGACGACAGTGTTAACCTGATCAACGCAACCGTGGCCGATGACAGCGAAGCGTTGGAACAGTTCGGGAGTGCCGAGGAGGTCAATTTGATGGTCACGCGGAACACGGATCATCTTGAGATCCAGGCTGCCAAGGACTGGTATTCGGCTTCGAGTAAATCGAAGACGCCCTACACCAAGGCCGTCACAGCGGGTAAAGCATACGTTGCTGCGTAATGCCGTTATCCAAGGTCCTCTTCCCCCCTGGCGTCAATCGCGAGACGACATCCTATGGTGACGAGAACGGTTGGTATAATTCCGACCTGATCCGTTTCCGCAAAGGGCGTCCCGAAAAGATGGGCGGCTGGGAGCGTTTGAGTAGTAATACGATAACGGGGATTGGAAGGTCTCTTCATGTGTGGGCCGCGCTCGATGGGTCCAAGTACATGGGCCTTGGCACACAAGCCAAGTTCTATGTCGAAGAGGGTGGTGGTTATAATGATATAACCCCAGTCCGGGTCACGACGACTCTCGGCTCCGATCCTCTCAAAACAGGGTCCGCTGGCAGTGGTGAACTAACCGTAACGGCGGGCTCCCACGGCGCGGTGACTGATGATTTTGTCACGTTTTCAGGTGCTTCGGCTACGGACGGTATTACCGCTGCACAGATCAATACGGAACATCAGATCACGGTCATTAATTCCAACAGCTATACCGTCACGACTGATGGATCGGCTTCTTCCGGTTCCACGGCGGGCGGCGGCTCTTCGGTCGTTGCGGAATACCAAATCAATACGGGTCTCGACACGGTCGTGGTCGGAACGGGCTTTGGTGCAGGGGCCTGGGACGGTCTTACGTCAACCTATTCCCAGACAACTCTTAATGATAGTGGGGGTATAAGCGATTCAGACACGTCGTTCATATTAACGAGTGCTTCGGATTTCGAGACGGCTTCGACTACGACAGACGGAGCTATCACAGTTTCCAGTTCTTCCATAGCTGCGGCTGATTCCAGTTCTTTCCCTAGTGAGGGCACCCTCCTAATCAATAGTGAGAAAATTCGTTACGGGACGAATGCCTCCAACATATTCGGTGATCTTACACGTGCAACGACACCGGCAGCACATGCAGATGGAGCCACCATCACCTTCGTTGGTCTGGTGCTTATTGACGACGAACTCCTTCAATATACCGGCAAATCAAGCAATACGATTGATGCAGGCGTTACCCGTGGTACACAAGGAACCACTGCGGCGTCACATGCAGATGCCGCCGTCGTAAAGGAAGCGAATGCCTTTGTCGGGTGGGGACAGTCCGCCTCTACTGCCGCCAGCACGGGCTCCAACATACGTCTTTATGCACAAGACAACTGGGGCGAAGACCTCATTTTCAATGTTGTAGACGGGGCTCCCTACTACTGGGATCAGACACTTGGTCTCAAAGCACGAGCGACTACACTTGCTTCGCAGAGTGGGGCTTCTGGTGCGCCCACTATAACGCGGAGAGTTATGATATCGGGTGCGGATCGCCACGTCGTCTGTTTTGGCTGCAATCCGATAAACGAGACCACCCAGGATTTGTTGATGGTCCGTTGGTCGGATCAGGAAGACCCTGTTGACTGGACACCAACTGCGACAAACACAGCAGGATCCCAACGGATATCGTCCGGTTCCGAGATCATATCGGCTCAGAAAACACGTCAGGAAATGCTTATCTGGACCGACACCTCTCTTCATGCCATGCGCTTTACGGGACCGCCGTTCACGTTCGGCATATCCATGTTGGCGAATAACGTTTCGATCCTCGGTCCGAATGCCGTCACCACGGTGGGTGATAAGGTGTTCTGGATGGACCGAGAGAACTTCTACGTCTACACGGGCCGTGTGCAGGAGATTCCCTGCACCCTTTTGCGCTACGTGTTCGACGACATCAATCTCGACCAGAACTTCAAGTGTTTTGCGGCATCCAACAGGATGTTTGACGAGGTGTTCTGGTTCTATCCGACCGCCGATAGCACCGAGATCGACCGCTACGTCAAGTTCAACTATACGGAAAACACCTGGGATCTGGGGACACTCGCTAGGACCGCTTGGGTGGATTACGGCATTCATAACAACCCACGGGGTTGTGGGGCCGTCAGCAGCGAGAATTTCGTGTACATCCACGAACTCGGGCAGAATGACGACGGCTCTGCCATGACCTCCTTCATCGAGTCGGCGGATTTCGACCTGTCTCCGGACGGGGATCACTTCATGTTCCTGAGTCGCTTGATCCCGGACATTAGCATCACCGACACCAGCGGAGACTCTTCGGGAGAGGTGGACTACATCGTCAAGACGCGTGATTTTCCTGGCGACTCCCTGGCAACTAACTCCACGAACACCGTTACAAGCACCACGCAACAGTCCTTTTTGCGGGCTCGTGCGCGGCAGGCTTCCCTGAGAATCCAGAGTTCCAAGACGAATCTGGCCTGGACGCTGGGTGATCTACGCCTTGATATCCGACCGGACGGGAGAAGGTAGTGGTAAAGATTCTCGATCACAGTATGCCGACGCCTCCTGTGGAATATGACGTTGACGCCTTCGTTCGTATTCTCAGGGATATTGAGATGGCGCTCACGAAAACCGACCTTCCTGCGGTGGTGAGCGGCGAGGATGATACAAACGGAATTAGCTGGTTTATGGAATAATGGCCTCTGCGTATAAAAACATTGCCGTTCTGGTAGGGTCTACGGGTGACGTGACCATTTACACCTGCCCCACGGCCACGGAAGCCATTGTAAAAAACATAAATTTGTATAATAGTCATACGGGTACGATAGTGGTGTACCCGAAGATAACCGACAGTTCCGCATCCGTTACGGTTACGCTGGAAAAGAACAGTATCGGAACTCTCGCAGACACGTCCCTCACTGGGCCTTTCGTACTGGAAGCCAGTGATACGCTCCTTCTAAATTGTGATACGGCATCGAAGATCTACGCTTTCGCGAGCGTTCTGGAGATCTCATAATGTTACAACAATCTCACACCCCCCTGACCAATGGCATCATGTCCTTCATGGAAGCTTCAGAGGACCATGAACTTGCGCCAATTGGCATTGGTTCCATGCACGAGCAGGCTCAGAAGCTGGCCGAGTACGGACGTCACGGCGACATCTACTTTGTCCATGCGGCAGAGGGAGAGACCGTCGTTCCCATGGAGGTCCTGAACGCCAATCCCAAGGTCAAGGACATGTTGTTCAACCAGATGCGGGAGATGGGGCTGGATCCCGACGAGTTCGTCGTGGGGAACGAACTCAACAGCATCAACCCTGTGACCGGAATGCCGGAATTCTTCTTTTCGAGCGTCTGGCGCGGTGTCAAGAAAGCCGCTAGCAGCGTCTGGCAGGGAGTGAGAAAGGCCGCACCCTATGTCATTCCACTCGTCCTGTCCTATTTTGGTGTCCCCGGCGCTGCGGCAGGAAGCATGTTTGGAGCGGGCTCGTTCGGGGCCGCTTTCTTGGGTGGTGGAATAGGCTCCTTGGCGGCGGGCAAGAGTTGGAAGGAGTCCCTCAGAAACGCCGCCATGGCAGGTGGGACTGCGGCTGTCTGGAGTGGCATTGGTAATATAGGTGGTCAAGGTGGTTTCACGGGCGGTGTCGGAAGATCCCTTGGGATGACTCCAACAGGCGGCTTCAGCCTTTATGGCCCAGACCCCGGTGCCAGCTATATGGACATTAAAACCGATTATACGGGAGCATATCCATCTGAGATGGCTGGTCCCCCGGATAATCGACTGAACTATCCTAGTAGGGCACCGGTTGCGGGTGCTGTTACGAATATTGGAGATACTGCGCCCGTAGTCCAACCCCAACCGCTAGCCGGTTTACCAGTTAGTAAGGCGACACCGGGGGCGTACAATATAGAAGCCTACGAAGCTGACAAATTAACTGGAAGGTATACTCCGGAATTTCCAGATGAGGGAAGGCTGTATGACTTGTCAAAAGGTTATAAAAAGCTGAAAGAGGGCAAGGAACTAGGCATAGTTGACACGTTGAAGGGTTGGGGTAAAACAGCGAGTGACTTTGTTACTGGGGGAAAACCAACGTCTGCTGATCTAA